AATAGCATCTATAAGTTTGGAACTGAAGGAGCACTTACGGTTCGTACTAATGCTGGACTTTCAACAGCAAATCCTACAGTTAGTGTTGCAACAGATTGGTTTGATTCTCAGGAACTTGAGATGTCAACTGCAACCGTAGGTGGAGCAACTACAACCACTACTGTTAAATGGAATACTTTAGCAGAACGTCCAACAACATCTGAATTTGCTTCTGCACGAGGCTCAAGATTTGATGAAGTTCATGTTGTTGTGATAGACGGAAATGGAAGTATTACCGGTAATGCTGGAACAATTCTTGAAAAGCATTTAGCACTTTCTAAGGCAAAGGACGCTGAGTTCTCTGTCGGATCTCCTTCTTGGTGGAGAAAATATATTGAAACAAACTCACCAAACATCTTTGCTGGTGGTGAACCAACAGGAGTTGTAACCACTGGATTTAATGCTGGTGGATATACTGAATTTGCTGATGGTGGATGGGATCAAGATGCTGAAGGCATCATTTTCAATTCACTCGGTAATTTAAATACTACATTGGGTGATGGTAAAGATTATGGTGGTGTTTCTACTATAACTACAACCGGAGCACTTAATTCTGGATTAGATGATTTAGTTAGTGGATATCAGTTATTTGCCAATGATACTAATATTGATGTAGATTTCTTATTAATGGGATCTGCCAAAGGTGGTCAGGATGAGTCCAGAGCACTTGCCACTAAGTTGATACAAGTGGCCGAATTGAGAAAGGATGCAGTTGCATTTATTTCACCTTATAGAGCATCCATGATTACGGATAATCCTAATCAAACCACTGTAGATGTTGTATTGAGTGATGCAGCAATTACAAATAATGTAATTAATTTCTTTGAACCCATAACTTCTTCATCATATGCTGTATTTGATAGTGGATACAAGTATACCTATGATAGGTTTAACAATACATTCCGTTATATCCCTCTAAATGGTGATATTGCTGGATTGTGTGCCAGGACAGATATTAATGCATTCCCTTGGTTCTCACCAGCAGGTACTGCACGAGGTGCAATTCTTAATGCTGTGAAATTAGCATATAATCCTGCTAAAGAACAAAGAGATCGTCTTTATTCTGCACGTATTAATCCGGTAATTTTCTCACCTGGTGCTGGAATTATCCTTTATGGTGATAAGACTGCATTTGCTAAGGCATCTGCATTTGATCGTATTAATGTTCGTAGATTATTCCTCTTCCTTGAAGATGCAATTTCTGCCGCAGCAAAAGATCAACTCTTTGAATTCAATGATGAAATTACAAGAACAAACTTTGTGAACATCGTTGAACCTTTCCTACGTGATGTTCAGGCAAAACGAGGAATTACTGATTATGTTGTTATTTGTGATGAAACAAATAACACCGGTGCTGTAATTGACGCAAATGAGTTTATTGCAGATATATACATTAAGCCTGCAAGGTCAATCAACTTCATTGGTCTTAATTTCATCGCCACTAGAACTGGCGTTGCATTTGAAGAAGTAATAGGTAACGTTTAATTAATTAAGAGGTCCACAAACAATGCCAAGTAGAGTTCAACAGAACAGTATTCCACTAAGGAAAATCAGTGACTTTAAAAGTAAGTTAACTGGTGGTGGAGCTAGGCCGAATCTTTTTGAGGTTGAGTTAGCGTTTCCTACAGCAGTTGCCGTTCAAAATGATACCTTGCAAAAATCAAGGTTTTTAGTTAAGGCAGCAGCACTTCCTGCATCTACAATTGCCCCAGTTGAAGTTCCATTCAGAGGTCGTATTTTAAAAATCGCCGGAGATAGAACATTCGAAACATGGACAATTACAGTTCTTAATGATGTTGATTTTGTAATTCGTTCTGCTTTTGAAAAGTGGATGAATGTCATCAACAGCATGGAAGATGCTACAGGAATTCAAAATCCTGATGAGTATCAGAAAGATGCTATGGTTCATCAGTTAGATCGTGATGGTGGTATTCTAAGGTCGTATAAGTTTTGGGATATTTTTCCAACAAATCTATCTACGATTGATCTGAATTATGAAACTACGGATACTTTAGAAGAGTTTACTGTAGAAATGCAAGTTCAGTGGTGGGAAGCCTATAAAGGTACTTCTCCTGCGGCTGGCGGTGAAGATATCAGATAAATAGTGCTATAATAGTAATAAACATGGATTTATAATATGGCCAGGTTATTTGGTTTTTCAATTGAAAAGGAAAAACAAAATCCTAATGTAGTATCCCCCGTTCCTCAGAATAATGAGGACGGGGTTGATAATTACATCAGTAGTGGATTTTATGGATCTTATGTAGACATTGAAGGTGTTTATAGAACTGAATATGATCTCATAAGAAGATATCGTGAAATGGCATTGCATCCAGAATGTGATGGTGCTGTTGAAGATATTATAAATGAAGCAATTGTAAGTGATCTTTATGATACTCCAATTGAGATTGAACTTTCTAATTTAAACGCAAGTGATAAGTTAAAAAAAGCAATTAGAGACGAGTTTAGAAATATTAAAGATATCATGGATTTTGATAAAAAATCGCATGAAATACTTAGAAATTGGTATGTTGATGGTAGATTATACTATTTGAAGGTAATTGATGTTAAAAACCCCGAAGAGGGGATAAAGGATTTAAGATATATTGATCCTATGAAAATGAGATTTGTTCGTCAAGAAAAGAAGATGAGCAAAGCAGATATCATGAATGTGAAGATGAATAGTGAGAAGGATGATACAAAAATTGTAGCTCCTGAAATTGAAGAGTATTTTGTATATACCCCTAAATCCAATTACCCCTCAGGAATGGTGAGTGGTAGTGGTGGAAATAAAGGTGTAAAAATTGCAAAGGATTCAATTACCTATGTAACCTCTGGTTTGGTTGATAGGAATAAGGGCATTGTTCTCTCATATTTGCAGAAAGCAATTAAGGCACTTAATCAGTTAAGAATGATTGAGGACAGTCTTGTAATTTATAGACTATCAAGAGCACCAGAAAGAAGAATTTTTTATATTGATGTTGGTAATCTTCCTAAAGTAAAGGCAGAACAATACCTCAGAGAGGTAATGAATCGTTATAGGAATAAACTGGTATATGATGCTAATACGGGTGAAGTTAGAGATGATCGCAAGTTCATGTCTATGATGGAGGATTTCTGGTTACCTCGTAGAGAAGGTGGTAGAGGAACCGAAATCACAACACTTCCTGGTGGACAGAATCTGGGAGAACTGGCCGATATTGAGTATTTCCAGAAGAAACTTTATAGAGCGTTAGCAGTTCCCGAATCTAGAATTGCATCTGATGGTGGATTTAATTTAGGACGTTCATCAGAGATATTGAGAGATGAACTTAAGTTCTCTAAATTTGTAGGACGTTTAAGAAAGCGTTTTGCTCATATGTTCACCGATATGCTCAAGACTCAATTGATTCTGAAGAATATCGTTACTCCTGAAGATTGGGAATCATTAAGTGAACATATTCAATATGATTTTGTATATGATAATCAGTTTGCTGAATTAAAAGAAACTGAACTTATGGAAGGAAGACTTGGAACTCTGGCATCTATAGAACCTTATATTGGAAAGTATTATTCACAAGAATGGGTTCGTAAGAATGTACTTCGTCAGACTGATGGGGAAATCATTGAGCAAGATGAGCAGATAGAAAAAGAAATAAAAGATGGGATTATTCCTGATCCTTCTTCCATCGATCCTATAACTGGTGAACCATTACCAGCAGAAGGTGAAATGGGTACTATGGGTGATATTCCATTGGAACCTGAAGTAGATGATGCGGTTACTAATGCACAATTACAAAAAGACACCAAGAAAGCAGAGATATAAATAAAGAATAGGATTATATTAAATTTTCATGGAAGAAATTGTAAAGTTGATAGCCACTGATTCTGCGGCAGCAGATATTAGTGATAAAATGAAGGATATGTTGTATACAAAAGCAGCAGAAAAAATTGATGCTCGTAAACCACAAATAGCTCTTTCTATGTTTGATACACGTACACTCGATACAGACACAAGCGAGGATCAAGAATAATGGCAAACATTACCCAGGTATTAGGTACTCAAGCAGCATTACCTACATCTACTGGTGCTGCCAGTAGTATTAGTGAAGCACCTGTAGTTCGTCTTTATAATTCCCATGCAAGTACTGCTTATCT